GATGGTGTTGAAAGAATGTATTTAAAATATCAAGTAACGGCTGCTGATGTTACTCGTATGACTACTGATTCTAGCGAAACAATTACAGAGAACGGTGTTACTACTACTTGGAAACAAGGAAGTAACTTTCTTATAGTTCCTGAAACAGTTATATCTGTTGTCAATGTATTTCCTTTATCAGATAGAGCAAATCTAAATATATTTGATGTTAAGTATCAACTAAGATTAAATGACCTGTATGATTTTTCATCTACAAGTATTGTTCACTATGAAATGACAATGAAACATTTAGATTTCTTAGATCATATATTAGTTGGTGAAAAACCAATGAGATTTAATCATCTATCAAATAAATTATTTCTTGATATGGATTGGAAGAATGATATCACAGCAGGCGAGTTTTTAATCTTTGAAGTTTTTAGAAGATTAGATCCTGCAACAAGTACAGATATGTTTGATGATCTTTATTTAAAGAGATACACGACAGCATTAATCAAAAGACAATGGGGACAAAACCTGTCTAAATTTAACGGTACAGCAATGTTAGGTGGAGTTACACTTAACGGACCTGAATTATTTTCTACAGCAATAGCAGAACAACAAAAACTTGAAGAAGAAATAAGATTAAATTATGAAGAACCTGCACATATGCAACAAGGATAAAAACTAAATGCCAACTAACGTTTATTTCAGCACTGGCACAACGTCTGAGCAAAAACTATATGAAGATTTAATTATAGAACAGCTTAAGATATATGGTCAAGATGTTTATTACCTACCGAGAAAGATAGCAAATAAAGATACTATCTTCGGTGAGGACCCTGCTTCATCTTTTGATGACTCGTACATTATAGAAATGTATGTTGACAACACAGATGGTTACATGGGTGAACAAGAGATAATCAAGAAGTTTGGTTTAGAATTAAGAGATGATATTAAGTTTACTGTATCTAAATTGAGATGGGAAACTTTAGTATCTAACAATAGTGATTTACAGAATACAACTAGACCTAACGAAGGTGATTTAGTTTATTTCCCTACAACAAAAGCATTCTTTGAGATACAGTTTGTTGAACACGAACAACCTTTCTATCAACAAAGTGCTTTACCTGTTTACAAATTATCTTGTACTAAATGGGAATACAGTTCTGAAAGAGTTGATACAGGTATCGCAGAGATTGATGCTACTGAGGACGCTCTATCAACTGATACTATGGCATTCCAATTTAGTTTAGAAACTGGTACATCTGCTACAGGTGCTATTACACTAGAGAGTGATATAGGTGATATTAATTATCTTATCAATGAGAGCTTTACAATGGCAACACAACAACCTGTGGATCAAGGAAAAGCATTTGAAACGGCTGCAGGTACAAATACATCATCAACAGAAGACGACATATTAGATTTCAGCGAAAGAAATCCTTTTGGAGAAGTTGATGATTATTAAATATATATTATTAAAAATCAATCACTACTCAACTGCATTGACAAGTTGGTCATGGCAGAAACTATATAGTGATAGAAAAAAAGGTTACGGGTATAAAAATAATGGACAGAGATAGACACTTACAATTAAAAGTACATCACAACAGAACTTTGAAAGAAGAAAAAGAAAAACAACTTTTTAAAAATCTTCGAACAGAGGTAAATGCTGGTGCAAATGGTACACAAGATTATATAATTAAAAAAGGTCAGAACACTGGCAAGATAGCAGATAAAGGACAATAATGTTTGGACAACACTTCTACCATAAATCAATAAGAAATACTGTAATTGCTTTCGGTACGATATTTAATAACATTAATATCAGACGATTGGATTCTAGCGGGAATCCTTTACAGACAATTAGAGTGCCTTTATCATATGCACCTAAAGAAAAGTTTATTGCAAGACTAGATCAAAATGCAAACTTAACTGGATCGGATTCAAGTGTGGCGATTACTCTACCTCGTATGTCCTTTGATGTGAACAGTTATAGTTATGATCCTTCTCGTAAGTTAAATAAAAATCAAAAAGTAAGTGTTGCTAAAAATGCTAGTGGAGATGAGAAAAGAGTATTTACTCAACACTCTCCTGTGCCTTATGACGTGGGTTTTGAATTAAATGTATTTACTGCAACTTCGGATGATGGTCTACAAATTATAGAACAAATACTACCATACTTTCAACCAGACTATACAGTAACTATGATTATTGATAAAGATTACATGGATACAAAAAGAGATATTCCTTTCATATTAGAGAGTGTTGATTATGAAGATAGTTATCAAGGTGCATTAACAGATAGAAGAAGAATTATCTATACACTAAAATTTACTGCAAAAATATATCTATATGGTCCTATAGGATCAAGTGCTATTATAAGAAAATCTTCAGTTGACTTATACGATAATTTGGCAACTGGCGATACATCACAAGGTGGTACAGGACCATCTCGTAGTGAAAGAGTTACGGTTACACCTAATCCAACAAGTGCTGATAAAGATGATGTCTATACATACACAGATACGTTAGAGTTTTTTAATGACGGCTTAAATTATGATGAGGGTACCGGTAACGATAAATAATAACAGAAGGTTTTTAAAATGAGTAATATTGACGATAAATTAAATGAAGTACTAAACATCGCCGAAGAAGTACTAGAATCAAAAGAAGAAAAGAATCCTTTAGAGATAGTAAAAGATAAACCTGTTCCTGTAGTCATACCAGAAGGTGATGATGTAGAAACAGATTTTGAAACTGGTAGAGGTGAACTTTATAGGTTACTAGAAAAAGGTAACGAGGCAATAGACGGTATACTATCACTTGCAAAAGAGGGTGAGCATCCTCGTGCATATGAAGTGGCAGGTCAGTTAATCAAAACTCAAAGTGAACTTGCACAAAATCTATTAGACTTACAAGATAAACTTAAAAAGATTAAAGACGTAAAAGGCGATGGTCCTAAGAACGTCACTAATGCTTTATTTGTAGGATCAACAACTGAACTACAAAAAATGATAAAGAATAACAAAAATAAAAAATAATGGGAACTTTAGACCAATACTTAGGTAATCCAAATCTAAAAAAGGCACACACTAAATCACGATTTACTCCTAAACAAGTAGATGAAGTGATGAAGTGTCTTGGAGATCCTAAATATTTTATAGAAAACTATTTAAAAATTGTCACAATTGATAAAGGTCTTGTGCCTTTTGAGATGTATGACTTTCAGCGGAACATGGTAGATACTTTTCACGACAATAGGTTTACAATATGTAAATTACCTAGACAGAGTGGTAAGTCAACTATCATTGTATCCTACCTCTTACATTACGTTTTGTTTAATGATAATGTAAACGTTGCAATACTGGCCAACAAATCTTCTACGGCGAGAGATTTACTAGGTCGATTGCAACTCGCTTACGAATACTTGCCTAAATGGATGCAACAAGGCGTTCTCAACTGGAATAAAGGATCACTCGAACTAGAAAACGGAAGTAGAATCGTTGCGGCTTCAACTTCATCAAGTGCTGTTCGGGGTAGTACCTTTAATATAATATTCTTAGATGAGTTTGCCTATGTACCCAATAACATCGCCGAAGAATTTTTTAGTTCTGTATATCCTACAATATCATCTGGTAAATCTTCAAAGGTTATGATTGTATCTACACCTCACGGAATGAATATGTTTTATAAGATGTGGATGGATGCTGTCAATAAGAAAAGTACTTTTGTTCCTGTTGAAGTACATTGGTCAGAAGTACCTGGTCGTGATGAAGAATGGAAAGAACAAACAATAAAGAACACAAGTGAGTCGCAGTTTCAAACCGAGTTTGAATGTGAATTCTTAGGTAGTGTTGATACACTTATCAATGCACAAAAATTAAAAACAATGGCAGTCATAGACCCAAAGAGAAGTCCAGGTGGTTTAGATGTTTACGAACTGCCTATCAAAGATCATACATACGTCATCACGGTAGACGTAGCGAGAGGTGTACAGAACGATTACTCTGCTTTCATAGTTGTTGACTCAACACAGGCGCCATATAAGATTGTCGCAAAGTATAGAAACAATGAAATTAAACCTATCGTGTTTCCTAACATATTAAAGAAAGTAGCAGAACATTATAACAAGGCATATGTTCTAATAGAGATTAATGATCTAGGTCAACAAGTGGCAGACGCAATGCAATTTGAACTTGAATACGATAACATGATGATGGTTACACAACGAGGTCGTGCAGGTCAAGTATTGGGTGGCGGTTTTAGTGGTAGAGGTAATCAACTTGGTGTGAGAATGACTAAAGGTACTAAAAAAATCGGAACTTCAAATATGAAAAGTCTGATAGAAGGTGACAAGTTAATCATTAATGACTTTGATATTATATCAGAGTTATCAACGTTTATATCAAAAGGTAAATCTTATGAGGCTGAAACAGGTGCCCATGACGATTTAGTAATGTGTATAGTTATCTTTTCTTGGTTGGCAAATCAGAGATATTTTAAAGAATTAACAAATGTAGATGTAAGAGGTCAAATGTTTGCAGATCAAAAGAACGCAATTGAGGCAGACATGGCACCCTTTGGTTTTATAGATAATGGAATAGACGATCCTGAAGGAAACAACGGTTATTTTGATGACGCAGGTGTATTGTGGCAACCTGTTACTTATCGTAAGGGCGAATAGTACAGATTTTGATACATATAAATATCTGTATAAAAGGGTTATAACTAATAAAGATTAAACTTAATATTAAGGAGAACTAATATGGCTTTTCAAGTATCACCAGGTGTTCTGGTTACTGAGAAAGATTTAACGAATATCGTACCAGCTGTTTCTACATCTTCTGGCGGAATCGTTATTACAGCAGAAAAAGGACCGATTGATGAGATCACTACTATTTCATCTGAGCAAGAGTTAGCTGATAATTTTGGGAAACCAAATGCTAATAACTTTGAACAATGGTTCTGTGCTGCTAACTTTTTAGGTTACGGAAACAATCTGAAGGTAGTAAGACCAATAACTGGAGTGGTGAATGCCATTTCAACTGGTACTGCT